TAGTCTGCATTAAAAGTTAACTCCAGATCTATCTAGTTTTTGTATAACGTCTTGCCTGTAAGCAGGGTCATTCTCATATCTAGGATCTGCCATTGCTTGAACAAGTTCAGCTTGACTTCTAAATACATTGTTTGATTGAGTTGGAGGTTTACCAGTTATCATTTGACCATCTTTACCTAGAGCATTTTCATATTTGTTCATCACTACTTGAAGAGCAAAGTAACAAGCTATTGGATCTCCACGATCAACAACTTGGTCATACATTTGCTGTTCTTGTTCGGATAAATTTTTTGTTGCCCAACCGACGATCTGATCATATTTTTCTGGACCGCCAGCTAGATTTTTTAATTCACTTACATCTTTGTCTGATAGTTGCTTCTCTTGAGACTCTCTATAACGTAAGTATTCTCTTGCTAAATCACCAGCATTACTCTTAGATAAGTTTTCTAATGATTCTTTACTAAATTTATCTTCATTTCTTTGGGTCCATAAATTCTCTAATACTGTTAGATTTTTTTCTGGTTCCTCTTTAGTTTCTTCTTCAGCTTTAGTTTCTTCTTCAGCTTTAGTTTCTTCAACTACAGGTTCTTCTGTAGCTTCAGGTTTTCTTTCGCCTAATTTTTTTTGCAGTTCAAGATGAGCTTTTTCTAACTCTTCTGCATTCTTATATTTGCCAGCTAAGAGTTTATCTTGCTGTGCTGTTAACTCTTCTCCTACTTGGAGAGAGTCTTGTTCTTCTGGCGTTAACTCAGGCTGTTCTGCTTGAGTTTCATCCATTGTTAATGTCTCAGACATATTTATGAATCAGTGGGGGAAATATTTGTTGGTATGTCAGCAGCTTGTGGCATTGGTTGTCCACCTCCACCTTCAGCTAATTGTTGAGCTAAAGCTGGATTCTTACTAGGATCAGCCATAGGTGTTTTCATACCCTGTACTTGTAATTCTTCACGACGCATTTCCATCGCTTGATCTTGTTCAGCTTGTTGTTCTTGCTGAATTTCTTGCATACTCTTAACAAGATTTAATACATCAATACCTTGTGCAGCTGCTAAACGTTTAATAGCTTCTTCAGCATTTATATATTGCATCATTGCTTCTGGTCCCATTGCCTGAGCAATAGTTGTCATGAACTGAATAAGACTTTCTCTATCTTGTCCACGACCAAGAGCATTAACACCAGCGACAATAGTTGGTTTAACTATGTCCCCAGGAATTTGAGGTATTTCTCCAGACTTTTGGAATACCATTAGTTTTCTAGATAGGTAAGGTACTAAGAACTCAATAGTAAGTAATGAGTAAAGTCCACCTAGCTGTTGATCTAATTCCATTTGCGTCATACGAACTTCTTCAGCTGTAGTACGCTCCGACTGTCTTACATTCAGAATAAGGAAAGCTTCTGAGACTCTTCTCTCAAGTTGCTGTGCCATCTGAAATGCAGTCCCAAAGTCAGCGGTCTTGCCAACTTGAACTACTCCAATATCATCTGGTCTACCTTGTATGATTGCTCCGTTACCAGCAGAAGCTAAGGTTTGGGGTTTAGTTGTAGAGCTAGGGCTAACTGTGAAAACAACTTTCGCAGCAGCTGCACTACCTTCAACAAGAGCTTGCATTAAAGCTTCAAGAGATTTGATATCTCCCATAAACTCTTCTACTCTTCCCCTTCCATATGGTTCTCCATCTACAACGTTAAATCTTAATGGTAGCCAAGGTGTTGCATTTACTGGTGCATTACCTTCACTTCCCGGAATTATTTTATCGTAGACTTCTTGATGCCATTTATACTTATTACCTTCTCTTGTGCAATAAGTATAGATATCACATTCCTGTTTATCTTCGTATTCCTCATCTTCAGTAATTTTCTGTTGTTCATAAAAGAAATCTTCTGGAACTATTTCGTTCAGTATTTCTTTATTAATTCTTTCTTTAGTAACTATCTCAATTACATTTCCATTACCATCTCTTTCAAGAACGTATCTATTTAATGGGAACATCTTTAAACCAGACTGACCCATAAATATAAGAACGTTACCAGCTACTATTAAGTGTTTTAAAGCTTGATGAACTATGACACGATCACTAGATGCAGCGATAGCTTCAAGTATTGTTCTCTCAATTTTTGCAAATGATAAGTCTAGTTCAGACTTCATTTCTGGTGGAATTTGATTAGCAGCTAATGCGTTTTCATCCAGTTGTAATTTAAAAAAGCTGGTTTGAGGAGGAAGTAATGCAAGCATTAATTTAGATGCTAAGGTTACAACACCTTTAGCTCCTACACTTTGCCATGGGGTAACTAAATCTTTAGCTCCACCGTTATGTTCCTCTTCACCTCTAATTAAATAAGGTAATGTTAATTTTGTAGCTTGTTCAGCTAAGTTTAAAAACTGAGATCTATTACTAGAAAGGTTATCGTATCTAGCTATAGCAGTCATAATTATAAGTTAAGTGTTTTTAATTTCATTGATCGACTAAGTTGTCCAGTACCCATGTTTACAGCACCAGATGAATATGCTTTAGATCTTCTCATCTTTAAGCCACCAGCACTATCTCCTATCATTCGATAATTCATAAGAGATCCTAATTGTCCTAGTTTAGTATCCGTAGCTTCTTCACTAGCTTGGATTTGATCTTCTAAAGAAGTAGCTTGGTCTTGTAATTGTCCAGCAAATTTTTCGTCTAAACCTTGTATGGCTTCTTCACCAGTTTGATAAACATCTAAGATTTGTTGATCAGTAGCAGATTGTAAATCAGATAGACCACCTGTTAGTTCACCATATTGATCTCCAAGTTGTTTCTCTAATGCAAGTTGAACATCAGTTAAATCTTGTGCAGCTTCTTTTTTATAATCACCAAGATTAAGTTGTAAATCAGCTATCTGTTCGGAAGTAAAATCTAATCCTTTTTGTAATTCAGAATCGCCAGCTTGAAATAAATTAGTTATATCAGAAGTTAAAGTATTAACTAGACCCTCTGTACCATCTTCTTCATCACCATAAAGTGTTGTTTGGAAAGAGTCATCTAAATCAGTTAATTGACCTTCGTAATCTTCTTTTATACTATCAACCAATTCTCCAATGTTTGCGTACTCTCCTAATCCAGAAAATTGATCAGTTAATGATGAAAGATTACCTTCAGCATCAGCTAATTGTTGTTGTATATCACCTATAGTTTGAGCGTTTTCTCCTTCTCCTATTTTAAATGTACCACCTGAAAGAGCTTCTTCTAAATTTGTTAAAGCATCTGAAGTAGCTTTCGACTTCTCATTAAAATTTTTTTTGGTATCTGTTAAGTAATCCTTTAACGTTAGTCCATCTCCAATACTAATATCTTTAGTTCCAAGAGTTGAAATTTGATCTTCTAATTTACCGTATTGTTTTTCTTGTGTATCTTTATATGTATTAAAAGCTCCTAAGCCAACCTTATTTTTTATTTGGTCTGCTTGTTTTTTATTTACATCTTTAATATTTCCTATTTGTTTACCTTGTTGTTTATTTACATCTTTAATATTTCCTATTTGTTTACCTTGTTGTTTGTCTGTACTTTGATTACTTTTATATTTATTTTTCGCGTCTTTCAGTGCATTTTTAATCCAAGTATCATCGTATTTATTTTCTACCGTCGTTGAACTTGACATAATAACCTCCTATAAATCTTTAGTTACAACTGAATATTCGTTAGTCCATTTAAGTTTTTTAGCTAGACCTTTCCGAGTCCATGCTGTTATTTGTGAGCAACCATTTGCTCTACCAAAATCTTCAATAGCATCAAATAAATCCATCCATAACAGGTAATCATGTCCAGATTTAGTAGCCCAAGTAAGAATGTGTAATACTTTTTTCCTTGGAAATTTCTGTACTTCAGCTACTAATGCACTTTTTATTTCTTCATCTTCTACTCCTATCCAAAGCACCATTCTTTGTTCTAATAATTTTTTTAAAACATCTTCAGCAATCATCTCACCATGATTATGCACAAGTGCTTTATCAATTAAAGGTTTAACTTCATGCCAAAGATACGGTACTTGCTCTTTTAGTATAGCTATTGCTTGCATATCTATTACTCATCTATTCTTTGTTTGATCCACTCAACCACTGACCGTTGACCAGCCTTATACATGATTGATCCTATTTCTTCTTTAGGATGTGGGTTTACTTGAGGAAAGTTTTCTTCAAGTTCTTCAAGAACAAATGGTAAGGTTGGACCTATG